ATATTTTTAATGGTTCAATAGGTTGATTTATTTTAATCTCTTCGCTCAATATCTTTCTCCGTTAATTCTTTGCCCATCCATACTTCAATAACTTTAGCGTCTATGTTATCTATGTTAACAGCTTTGTGCCAATATCCTACAGGTATATCTATACTATCGCCTGGTACTAACAAATGTGATGTTTTGTGTCCAGTCTTGTCTTCTAAAAACATGTTTATAACACCATCAACAACATGCCAATGTTCGCTGCGTTTAAAATGTCTTTGATCGCTTAGTGCGTTGCCTTTGTAAAATGTAAGTTCTTTTACTTGCCAATCAGTGTTGTTATCTAATATTTTGTACTCGCCCCAAGCACGTTTAGTTACAGGCTTGTCCCAGTTTTTTAATATCCAACTGCTACTGTTTTTCTTGTCTTCGCCACCAACACCAAATACAAATTCTACATTAGGATGATCGCCGTATGTTGCTTGTTCTGGTATGCTACCATCTACTCTGTCGCCGCCGTTTGCAACAATCAGTTTCCCGCTATGTGTTGCAAGTATCAATCCTATAGCCTTTGTTGTGCCACCAGTATCGTCATCCTCGACTAGTATAACATCGTCAACTACGGATAGTTCTTTGACAATAGCCGAACGTTCACCAAATGGCATAAACGGCCGACCTTTTTTATTTGCAAGCCATGTATCGCTGTTTAATCCTACAACTAGTTTGTCACCCAACTGTTTTGCTGCTTTAAAATATTCAATATGACCGCTGTGAAGTGGATCGAACCCGCCTGTAACTAATACTGTTTTCATAATAATACTTATATGATAGTTTTATATTGTTCTAAAAAAGTGGCATATGTTGTTTGTTTATACGCAATATTATTGTTTACAAACCATGTTTCGTATATTTTTTCAGGTTCGTCATTTATGAATACTCTATCAACTGCAACTTTGTATCCATTGCTAACCATAAACTCTTTTGCAAGTAGATTATATTTGCTGCCTTCTTGATACTCATCGTGTTCAAATGTTATACAGTCAAATGTAACACCTTGACTTATTACTCGTTGTAATGCTCGAAATGTATTTGCAGCAGGTTCGATATCACAACTCAAATATCCTACATGCATATTCATATTATTTTCTTGTATTGCTTTTTGATAATCAAAAGTTAATGCATTTTCAAAATAACATTTATTGTTTCTAGATTCTGCTTGCCAATCTGGTAAGTGTTTTTGTGAAAGCTCAATACTAAAACCTTGAAAGTTGTTGTTTTCTAACTCGTATGTGTTGTTAAACTTTACAGGTTTCTTTGCGCCAATCTCAATATATGATTTTGTTTTACACACTTCTAATGCAAATAGATCTTGACACGATTGCGAATATGATTTCATAGTATTTCCTTAAAATATTCTTCATAATCTTTAAGGCATTCTTTATTGTGTGTAGGTTGTTTAGTAAATAATATATCTAAATGTACACTATTTCTTTTTTTTAAATATGTAGATTTATTTTCTTCGACAATCGAATTAATTTTAAATCCAATCGTTTCTAACTCCTTAACGGCTAATATACTTTCTGGTGCATTAATATTTGTACTTACTGTTTGAAACTCAATAATAATATAGTTTGCTTTTTTAAGTATTTCTTTGCCACCTAATATAACAGGATATTCATTTCCTTGTGTGTCAATTTTAATCAAATCAAAGATATAGTCTTTAAAAAAATCATCCATTGTTTCAACTTGTACTTCCTCTAACAGATATTCATTGTTCTCAGATTGAGTTGGTTTATAAAATGAACTAGATTTTGATTTTGTTTTTGTTTTTAGCAGGAAAAGTTTTAATATTTCTTTTTTATTTCCTAATCCTATATTATGATAATCAACTATTTCATTACGTTTTTTCATATTACGTAACTTACTTATACAGTAAGGATTTGGTTCTACGCAGGTTATTTCCCAATCTTTATTGCTAGAACGTAGACTAGATGCAAACTGTCCTGAACATGCTCCTATATCTAAAATACTTGTAATATTTAAATCATTAATCCAATCATATTCCCAACGATTCATTAGCTTCTCATTCCATTAAATACAGTCTTTTTAAACTTTTCATTATCAGTATGTACACTATTTATTAGTTCAAAATCTAAGTTTAGTTGCTTTAATAAAGATGCTATTGCTTGTGTATCTTTAGGCAGGCACATACCTCCATACCCTCTAAGATTAGGATTTACATCTAAATACATATCAGTTGCTTTGCCCGTTTTGATGTAGGCATTTTTAATAGTAGTGTAATCGCAATCAAGTTTGTCACATACTTCATACATCACATTAGCAAATGTAACACGCAATGCAGCATAGACATTGTTGTAATATTTTAATACTTCTGCTTCATTAGGTGTTAAATGTTCTGTGTGCTCAGGCAATGATCCGTGTACTTGTACCAACTTACGATATACCCAAATATCGTGTGTGCCAATAGCAAGTAACTTATGATTGTTAATAAAATCTTCTGCTGCACAACGTTCACGTAAAAACTCGGGCACAAAACATATAGTAAGATTTCTATATGTATCTATCATGCGTTGTGTAAATCCTGGAACAACTGTACTACGTATTGCAATAATACCTTTGTAAGAATAAAGATTGAGTTCTTTTATTACCGATTCTAATATACTTGTATCACAACTTCCGTCATCTGCTTGAGGTGTAGGTACACACAAAAATGTTATTTCAGTATTAAGAACATCTTGTATTGATGTATCGAGGTTAATATCGTGTGGTACTATTGTATGGCCAATAAATTCAAATCCTTCTTTGTTTGCTGTGCCGACTGCACCTAGCCCAATAATGCCTATTTTCATAATAAACTTTCCACTGTTTTTCTTAAACCCTTTTCTAAAGGTGTATAATCTGTAAACTCTGTTAGCGTTCTAACAAGTGTTGTATCTGGGCAACGGCGTTTTGCACTGCCTATTGGTCCAGAGCGTACTTCTAGTTTATCTGGGTTGATACCCATTATACCCATTATTAGTTTTGCTACTACACTTATTTTAACTTCGTCTTGTCTACCAACATTTACAGTTTTATTGCTGTGATTGCGTACAAGCATATCGGTCATTTTTACAGCATCGTCTACATAACAGAAGCTACGGGTATCATCGCCTTTGATATAATATTCTCCTGCTTTACAACGTTCTACAAACTCGTTGATAAAATGATCTATCTGTCCTGGTCCATACACGTTAAAGTAGCGTATGATAAGATATTCCAATCCACTGTTTGCTACTAGGTTTTCGCCAAGAGCTTTCGGAATACTATAACTCCATCTTGGATTTGTAATGTCGTTAAACACAACTGGTACTTGCTCATCAGTTGGCACAGGGTAATAACCTTCATCTATTGCTCCGTTAAATATTTCACATGTACTTGCAAACACAAACTTTGTATTTGTATCTCTATAACGTTCAATTAAGTTTATTGTAGGCAATGTATTATTAATCAATACATCAGTAGGCTGTTCATAAAATAGTCGAGTACCATTAGTTGCTGCAAGATGTACTACAACATCACAATCAGGCATTGAACTAGTTACACCAGAATACCTTAGGTTTTTAATATTTCCGTCTTTTTGATCATATGGAAATACTTCACTGGTCTCTTTTACATAGTTGTAATAATGACTGCCTATAAATCCTTTATGTCCTGTTACTATTATTTTCATTTCTTCTTCTTTGTTGCTTTTGCAAAATAAACATCTCGATTTTCTTTTCGAGTACCTTTATAATGACACATGTGTTTCTTAAATCTTAAATCAAAATGAGCTTTGCCTGTGTTTGGCGGACTAATATTTTGACCTACAATTTTATTTTCACTTTCGAGTTTTTCTAAACAAGCGTCAAATACATGACAGTCTAGCTGTGCCGGCAAGTTATATATTTCGTCTGTATTATAATACCATTCCCATAAGTCAAAAAACTCAGCACTATTAGGACTGTCTAAGTTAAAACTTAACCAACCAGTTTCTGTATATTTTCCAACTCGTCCAAGATAACTTACAAACTTGTCGTCATCTAAATGACTACGTAAATATTCTTCGCTAATAGGTGCAAGTATCTCAGTATCTGCATCAAGCCAAATCATTCTATCAGTTTTAACTTTACGACTGGCGTCAATTATACAGTAACTTTTGTAGCTAAATCTTACAGCATCATAGTAAAATCCTTTAGTACCCTGAGGAACAGGCCGGCTGCTATTACGCTTTTTAAACTTTTTAAGTCCTTTAGATTCTTTTGAAAGAATATAGTTTTTCCAGTTTTCGCTATCGTCAAACAACGGTGTGTCAGTATATACTAATACATTAACATTTTTATCTAAATATTTTTCCAAACTAGTCATAAAGTATTTGGCATACACATCGTAATGTTGGTCACCAAATGTTGTAACTATTGTTGTAATATTACCATCCAAAAATATAATCCTTTCGTACATTTGTTATTTCTTGAGCACCAAATGATTTTAAATACATCCCAGCACATTCATTGGTGTCAGCTTGTTGTTCGCATACAATAATAGGTTTATATTTTAGTATTGTGTCCATTGCGCCTTTTAATACTTCAAGCTCATGTCTTTCGCAATCAATTTTTAATAATCCAAACTTTGGTAAATCTAAATCATCCATACGTTTGATAACAATATTGCCAGTGCCAACTTTACTAACAAAACTACCGCCGGTATTTTCACTATCATAAATCATTTCAACATTGTCATTTACATTACCTAATGCATATTTGTGTATTTCTACGTTTAGATTTTGTACATTACTTTCTAAACAACTATACACTTGCTCAAGAGGTTCAAATGCTATTACATGTTTAAATTTTTCAGTAAGTGGTTTTGCCCATAATCCAACATTAGCACCGACGTCTACAGCAATATCAAAATCTGTAACATATTTGTATGCAGCATCTCTTACATCATCCTGATATTGTGCAGGGCCACCATTGTTTATTCTTTTAGATATTAATCTTTCAAAATGTTCATCAGTGTCAGGCATCCAATATTCATATACTTGTTTCATAATGTTGCGTCTTCCATTCCTGCTACTCGTAGTTTAACTACGTTTGTAATCTGCCACTGCTTTTGATCAAGTGCTTTAAGAACACCTAACCACTTGTTACGTAGCAATGCAAACTCGTTGATGATTTTTTCGTAATCGCATACATCTGTTTCGCCGTCGACATATTTTTCTACATCACGACTACTCAATGCACGTTGATAGTTTTCTAGATACTTCTTAAAAAACGAGCTACGCAACTTGCGTAACTCGATATTTAAATATTCAAGAATAGCTTCGATCTCTTGAAGTTGATTAAACCGATGTTCAACAATACCTGGCATCTCAGCAGCAGCACGTTCTACATTGCCTTTGAGTTTCACTTCAGAGCGAGCTGTTACTAACTCGTTCTCAAAGTGTTGTATTGCGTTAGGTATTTCAGATATGTCTCGACTAACTCGACTATACCATCCCATTATTCATCCCATTCATCATCATCGTCTTCATCTTGATCTAGTTCAAGATAATACTGAATAGCAGTATCAAGTCTTTTACTATTACCCATCATATCCTGTAACTGAACTTCGGACATTCCATAGTCAGCCAACATATCGACATAGCGTTCTGCTGCCATTTCAACATGTTTTTTATCTAGATATTCTTTAAACAAGTTCCACAAATCGGCTGCTATTTCTTCGTTCATACTACACTATTCCTCAACTAAGTTATCTTCGATATTTACCAAATTGGCTTCTTGAGAAGCTAGTTCTGCTTCTTCTGCTGCTCTAGCTTTATCTGCTGCTAGTTTTGCAACTTGTGCTTCTTTAGCTGGCAAGTCTGCCATAACTTTGTCAAGTAGATCTCCTGTCCAACGTTTGCGGAATTCAATCATTACTTCACCATCACTGGTAATGTATTCATAACGATTGCCTTTCTTTTCCAGCAATCCTTTTGCATCCATCAAATCAAACATACCCGAATATGGATCCATGCCTGTTTCATATGGAATCTCAACTTGTACACTTTCAAAGGGTTTGTTGTAACGTGTTTTCATTACCTTACACGCTGCTCTAATACCATGCACTTGTGATGTTTTGTTGCCGTCTGCATCCACTTTAAGTTTAAGTTTCTTCATAGCAACAACCATTGAACTTGCATACACAAAGCCCGAACCACCTGAGATCTTGTCATCTGGATCAAACATATCTTGTGATGCATATGTGTGATTGGTTACACACATACCTACATTATAACTACCAAACATATTAACGCAGTTAGTTACAAGTGCTTTTAGTGCCTTTGCTTTACGTCCAAAGTCACCTTTCATATCACCTTTTTGGAACTGGTCCATTTCAGTTGGTGACATAAGCATACCTAACGAGTCAACTACAAACAATACTTTAGGACGTTCTTCTTCGGCCATCTGTTTATAATCTTCCATAAACGTACTAACTGTTTTAGCAACATCGTCGATCATTGCCATGTTGAGTTTTAGTAGTTTGTCTTCACTTGTGTCTACCTTTAGTGCTTGCAGCCAAGTTTCGTCAAGTGCGTTCTCTGTGTCGATAAGAACAACAAAGATACCTTGATCCTGTGCGTACTTTACAATATTACCTGACACAATATAACTTTTACCTGCGCCTGATTCACCTGCAAATACTGATACCTTGCCCAGTGGAATACCTTTTTGAAAGTCACCACTTAGTAGATAGTTGAGTGCAAAGTTACCTGTGCTGATCCAGTCAGTTGGATCATTAAAGCCTGCGCTCATACCCGTAATAGATTTTGTCAACGAGTTACGGAACTTCGTTGGATCGAATGTTTTACTAGCCATTAAATTCTCCTAAAAAGCCAAATACAATATGGGTTGCATCATTAAGACGCAACCCATTTTAGTTTGCTATTAACCTTGACGTGAACGGATCATTGCAAGAATGTCTTGCGCTCCGCCTGCGTTTTCAGCTGCTGGTTCTGCTGCTGGAGCAGGAGCCTGCCACCCTGTATCAGTTGTTGCTTCTGCTACTGGTGCTGCTGCTGGTGCTGGTGTTGGAGCACTTTGACTCACAGCA